AAGAAGGTGGTCATTCTTGACGAGTTTGACTACTCCAACGCACAGTCCACTCAACCCGCCCTTCGCGGATTCATTGAAGAGTTTGCGTCTAACTGCCGTTTCATCCTGACTTGTAATTTCAAGAACAGGGTGATTGAGCCGCTGCACTCACGGTGTACCTGTATTGATTTCCGAATCCCCAACAAGGAAAAGCCTAAACTTGCTGTGCGATTCCTGAAGCGGGCAGAAGACATCCTGAAGCGGGAAGGCATCCAATACGACCAAAAGGTGGTGGCACAACTCATAGGCAAGCACTTTCCTGACTTCCGCCGTACCTTGAATGAACTTCAGCGGTACTCTTCGTGCGGCAAGATTGATGTGGGCATCCTGAACTCTATTGCGGATGTGCAGGTCAAGGAATTGATGCGGTGCATGAAGGGCAAGGATTTTGCAGGTGTTCGCAAGTGGGTGGTGGAGAATCTTGACAACGACTCAACTCGTCTGTTCAGAACGGTTTACGACTCCCTGTACGACACCCTTGAGAGCGGGTCTATTCCCCAAGCCATTCTTATCTTGGCAGACTACCAGTACAAGGCAGCGTTTGCATCGGACGCGGAAATCAACTTGGCTGCGTGTATGGTGCAACTAATGATGGAGTGCAAGTTTAAGTGAGCCACCAACTGACTGATTATTTGAAAGCCATCAACGAAACCAAAGAGCCGTTGATGGACACTCCTGAATGGGGCAAGACTTCGTATCCACCGTTCGTGGTGGGTCGGTGCTTGTCGTACTTTCCTGACACCCTGTTTGCTGTGAATGAGTTAAATATTCGTCCACAGATAGACCCCAAGATGCACTTTGACTTTCTTCGTGGAGCGGTGCGAAAGCGTAAACGGTTCTCCAAGTGGTTGAAGCGGGAAACTGATGAGCGGGTGCAAGCACTCGTGGAGTACTACGGCTTCTCTCCCAAGAAGGCTCGTGAGGCTTTACTGGTTCTTACCCCTGAACAAATTTCCCAAATAGTCACTGCCATGCACAAGGGCGGAAAAGCGTAAACTGATAAATAGTTCCGTGTCCGATATTTTATAGAAAGTGGAATAGGCATGGAACAATCAAACGAACGCTATATTGACCTTGAACCCAAAGACCTGCTAGAAGTCACGATTGCAAAACCTGATGACTTTCTGAAGGTTCGTGAAACCCTGACCCGTATCGGGGTATCGTCTCGCAAAGAAAAGAAGTTGTGGCAGTCCTGCCATATTCTCCACAAGCGTGGCAAGTACTATATTGTCCACTTCAAGGAGATGTTTGCACTGGATGACCTGCCAACCTCTATTGATTCCGAAGACATTGGGCGGCGAAATACTATCGCGTGTCTACTGGAAGAGTGGGGGCTGCTCAAGATTGTGAACAAAGAAAAGATTGCCGACAAGGTTCCCCTGAACAAAATAAAGATTCTTCCGCATAAAGAAAAGGGAGAGTGGGAACTTTGTCCGAAGTATCATATTGGTCGTTCAAAACCAAACAAAAATGAACAATAAAGATTGTTTTATTTACTTGGTCAAACTAGATGGTGTTCCAAAGTATGTTGGATTCACTTCTACTACGATATCTAAAAGATGGGAAAAACATTGCAATGATGCAAGAAGTGGAAGTAATAGTGTTCTTCATGCTTCAATAAGAAAATATGGAAAAGAAGCATTTGCTATAGAGTGCGTATACACATCAAACAATCTGAATGAAACACTAAATGTGATGGAACAAAAATACATCAATGAATATAAAACCCATATAAGAGATGGGGGTTATAATATGACAAATGGTGGAGAAGGCTCTGTTGGTGTTTTTGTTTCGGAAGAAACTAGAACTAAAAGGTCAAATTCTCTTAAGGGAAGAGTGTTTTCGGAAGAAACCAGAAGAAAAATTTCAGAAGCAAAGACTGGAGTTCCTAGAACAAAAGAAGCGAAAGAAAAAATTTCAATAGGGCATAAAAATAGTGATAAGGCTATGAATCATGTCAAAAATCTTTCTGCTGCTTGGACAGGAAAAAAACACACAGACGAATCAAAAAGAAAGATGTCACTCATACATACTGGTAGAAAACTATCGGAGGAGACTAAGAAAAAAATTTCTGATAGTCATAAACAGTTGTATTTCAACTGAAAAAGGAGATATTCGTAATGAGCCGACTCGTGATAAAGTTCCCAACACGGAACCGCCCTGAAAAGTTCAAGACCGTATTTACCCGCTACATGACCTTCCTGAGTGGACGGCATGATGTGCGATTCGTTGTCAGCATGGACACCGATGACCCCACCATGAACAACGACTCCATGCGGGAGTGGTTTGAGACTCGCAAGCGTAATGCGGACATCAAGTACTGCTACGGGCAGTCCAAAACCAAGATTGAGGCTTGCAACGCAGACTTGGAAGGTGAAGACGGTGATGTGCTCGTGCTTGCTTCGGATGATATGAACCCACAGCAGATGGGTTACGATGAAATCATTTTTGCAGGCTTCAAGCAGTGCTTCCCCGACTTCTACGGAGCCATCAAGTTTTGGGACGGGCTGCGTCCCAAGGAAGACCCCTTGATGACTCTCACAGTCATGGGGTTCCCTCTATACAAGCAGTTTGGATACATCTACAATCCCGAGTACAAGTCTGTATACTGTGATGACGAGCAGACACAGGTGTGTCACCGTTTGGGCAAACTAGCGGTGTCTCCTATGTGTATTGTTCGTCACGAGTGGTCACAGAAGTACGATGAACTACACGACCGTAATGAAAACAAGGACATGTACGAAGTAGACAGCAAGACTTATGAAGCCCGCAAGGCTCGTGGATTCGATATGGAGGTAATGTTCAATGCCAGTGCCAGCAAGTGAAATCGCAGTAAGCATTCTTATTCTTTCCATTCCATCACGCACAGAATCGGTTGTTGCGTTGATGAAAAAGTTAGAAGGGCAGTTGGGGAATCGCCGTTCAGTTGAAATCTTGGTGTTCAGCGATAACAAATCACAGAGCATTTCCGAAAAGCGAAATGTGCTGTTGCAGGCTGCTCGTGGTCGGTTTGTGTGTTTCCTAGACGATGATGACGGTGTTGCCAACAATTATATTGACCTGATTCTAAAGGCAGCAGAGGAGAATCCATCAGTTGATTGTATTTCATTTGACCAGTTCTGCTCTCTAGACGGAGAGCCTATGAATGTGTCTTTTGGAGTAGGTAATCCACATGGTCAGTTGTGGAGAAACGAAGAAGGGTTGCTTGGGGATATTAAGCGTCCTCCGTATCACATGTGCTTGTTCCGTAGAGAGATAGCACAGAGCGAAGAGTTCCGTCCCATCTACGGTGCAAACGGGCAGTCAACTGAAGATATTGATTGGCTGATGAGGCTGTATCCAAAGATTCAGACCGAGTATCATATTCCCGAACCAATGCACATGTATATCTACAATTCAAAAACAACAGAATCATTGGTTTCACAGGACAGAAATTGAAAGTAATATCTTACAGTCTTTGGGGCGATAAACCCCAATACACTATCGGTGCAATCAAAAACGCTGATGCTGCCGCAGAACTATTTCCTGATTGGAAATGTGTGTTCTACTGCTTCTCTTCCGTTCCAAAAGAAATATTAAAGCAGTTGGAATCTCGTCCTAATGTGTTGACACGGATGGTGGATGGAGATTATGATACCGCAGACAGCCGTGGTATGTTCCACCGCTTCCTGCCTGCGGATGAAGAGGGTATAGAGTACATGATGGCTCGTGATACAGATTCCAGACTCTCTATCAGAGAAAAACTAGCAGTCCAAGAATGGATTGATAGTGGCTGCGACCTTCATGTAATTAGGGATCATCCATATCACGGTGTTCCTATTGTTGGTGGAATGTGGGGTGTGCGTGGAGGAAAACTCAAAGGAATCGCAAAAGCAATGGAGGAGTTTTCTCCCACCGTGGACAAAGGACAAGACCAACAGTTCTTATGGAAATGGGTTTGGGAAAAGGTTGTGCGTGGAGAAATTTCTTGCAAGACCCATGACCCATTTTTTCAAAAGGCTCAATTCCCTACAGGATGCACTAGGGGAGAACCTAACAATGGAGTTTGGTTTATTGGACAGGTATTTGACGAAAACGACAAATACAATAGTCAGAGTGATGTGGATATGGTTATGAGGAACGGACTATGAAATCAATAATGGTGTATCATCATCTTGGGCTTGGAGATCACATAGTTTCTAATGGTCTTGTTCGCCATGTTTTAGACGAACTAAATCCATCACGAATTTTTCTACCAACCAAAGTTCACAACTATATTACAGTTGCTAAAATGTATTGGGATAGACCAGAAGTAGTTCCGTGTTTAGTAAAAACAGACCAAGATGTTCCTTTGCTGCCACAAATCCCTCTATGTGAAGGAATACTTCAGGTTGGATTTTCTAGAGTAAGAGACGATTGGGATGTTTCGTTTTATGATACTACCGGATTTCCTTTTGAATACAGATGGTCAAAATTTAAAATTGTCCGAGACGAGCCACGAGAAAGTGCCTTGAGACAAAAATTGGGAATCGGAAAGCAAGAAAAATTCATTCTAGTACACAACAAAGGTTCTAATGCAGAACATGACCTAAAAATAGAAACAGAGTACAGAAAGGTTTTTGTACAGCCTGTTACAGATTGTATGTTGGATTGGTGTGAGTTGGCTGAAAGTGCCGAAGAGGTACATTGCATAGACAGTTCATTTGTTCACCTAGCACAGTCGTTGACTGTGAAGCGTGGTATTTTTCATAACATCAGAACCATGAGTACTTCATTTAGTCTAAAGAATTCATGGGAAACCGTAGACTACAGAAACGAGAAACCAAATGATTGATTATTACGGAGAAACAGGTGATTGGTCGCCTCTTCCAACGGCTAGTTGTTACATATGGACAAACGGTTGCTATGATGTTCTTCATGTGGGACATTTTCGACTTTTTGCAGAATGCAGCAGACATGTAAAGAATA